ATGACTAGCTTTATCCCTACCCACAAAATTGCATTAATCGTGGTGTAGTATAATTTTCTTGAACCATCTTAAGAATTAGATTCCACACCTTTTCCAACCTGGTATTAATCATAGTTAGAATCGGTGCCAAAACAGCGTCATCCTGCTCTAGGAGAATATTAACTAGGGCTCCACTAGCATGGGAAGCGTACTTGGGTAGCCTTCCGAAACTAGCTTCATGAAGTCCAATAATGCTCTCAAATTCTCTCTCTAAGCCCATCTTATCCTGATAAATCTCTGGAGGCATCGGGTCTAATTTCATCTGGAATGGCTGACCCATATCAGTATTGATGTCAATAAACACTCCCATGTCATCTGTCATCTGTTGCTTAGAAAGCATTGAACCCAATGGGGCTAAAATCTTTAATTTACTTGCTCTCTCGATAGCCTCACTAATAATTGAGACTCGTCTATTGTATTCTCTCTGGACTGGAATAATGTGCTTTATCAAACTCTCGTTATAAGTAACGTCTTTCTCGGTTGACTTAAGGGGAATAATTTCTTCCTCAAAGAGAAAATATGGAATTTCTTCCCATTCGTTTTCGCCATGCTCAAGAACTCTATTTCCTGCCATGTAGATATAAATTTCTGGAGTCCAGAATTCCATCCTTAAGACTGTGCGACCCATTACTTCTGACTTTGCAGTTGGGGATGTTATATCCATTTCACCTTCGGCGGTCATACTGAGGTCGTACTCAGCGTTAAGTTTATCTATTTCTCCAGTATCCTTCAGGGCTCCAGGCTTTAATTCGTATTGCTTCTCTAGTACCTCTGCATCCACTTCCTCTCCAAAAACAAACCATCGCCATTTGTCTCTATCATTAGAAATCGGGTCATGACGACACTGGAATGGACTTATAACTTCCAATCCTATATTTCCATCTTCCTTGGTGGGTTCTCGCCTAACTATCCCAGAGGCATCATCTTTCGTCTCGGTATAGCCAGTTATGCCAAAATCTTGTTCATCCCAGAAGGCTCGTAAATAAACCTTATTGGTAATAACAAGCCACAGTTTAAGAGTATCCAAAATGTGCTTGAACTTAAGTTTTCCCTTGAGCGACTGGATAACCATATCTCCAATTTTAGCGGCTTTTTGGTCAGCATCCTCTGTAGTAGATGACACAACCCCTTCCTGGGGAACATCTTGAACTAGTTTCCCCCATAAAGTTCTTACAAATCCTATAATCTTATTGAAGATTATCTTTCTCTTGCGTTTTATCTTAACTGGTCTCAGTTCATTCTTAGTCAGGTCAACATCATAGTGCTGGTATCCAGCTATCCATGCCATATATTTTCGCCAACGTGGAAATCTATTAATCTTATCTGGATGATGATTCCAGTATTCTTCATTTTTCCTCAAGACGAATTGTTTTTCAGTCTCATTTAGTTCCTTACCAGCCTTAATCTTCTCGGCAATATCGCTAAAGTCTATAGTGCTAGTGAAGACATTCAACTCTTCATCTTTGATTAGTTCTATTTCATCGCCCATTTATTACTCCTGTTTTTCTGGAATAAGTTCGCTTTCTTCAAAACTCTCAAATTCAGGCTTTGATTTTTCTCCTCCCCCTTCATCTTCTTCCTCAAGTTCTCTCTCTATGAGTTCTTCGCCCTTCTTCCTAACTAATCCTCGTTCCTTCCTTGCTTCTTCTCTTAAGTCCTTAACTTCTGCAATATCCTTCTTGAACTTCTTCGTGTAATATTCGTACTCTTGAAGATTCTTAGCCATAATTCCACGCATCAATTCTGCCCGTTCTCTTCCATGAAGATATTGAAAAAGACAGAAAGCTAAGAATACTATCAAAGCAAAGCCAAATCCTAAAAATTGTATCAACGTAACCTCCTCTATACACTATGATGAGTTTGTAGCTCCAGCAAGCTCTGAGAGCCTCCTAGGTACATTTTTCTCATCATGCTCTTCTTAAAGTCCACGCTCAAGTAAGCGTATTCCATCCCGAAGTTCCTGAATTTCAATAAAAAGGTCTTCGGTCATCTTGTTCTCAGCCTTTTTTTCAGCCTTGTTCAACGCTTTCTTTAGAGCTTTAATTCCTGCTTTAGATTGTCTCATTTTTACTCCTTAATACATTTCGCCATCCTCAAAATTTCCCGCTTCTTGTTCTTCGACCTCATCCCTGTATTGCTCCCATTCTTGTGCTTCTCGTTCCTCAGGGGTCATCTTCAACGCTTCGGGAACTCGTAAATACACTGGAGGGTCTTTCTCAGTGGGAAATCTAAGGCTGTCAAGTATATAGGCAAGAGCATCTATAATGTCATCTCTGATGCTTGTGCCGTACCTTATCAGTTCATCAAAAAGGTCATCCATCCCCTTAGGAGCAAACTGCATGCGTCCACTCTCAATCCAGGGCTGAAGAGTTTCTATCCGAACTGTTTTGGGTCTACCTCTTGGTTTTAAGGCATAACAAATATACGGAAGATTTGCCAGTTCCTTGGGTAGTGTACCCTTCCTAATCATGTTAGGAACTATTAACTCAAGAAACTCTCTTACGCTACGATACTTCGTATCTTCTATCCCAATCCTCATGGGTCGCATGAGCTTGGCTTCCATAGCGATTCTCGCCGCTAACTGCAAGTCAGTATCCTTACATCTGAAAGCCCTTGGGATGTAGAGCTTCCTATCTACACCAGCTATGTAATGAACAATGCCAGTAAAATCTGATTCTTCGCCTCCCACTCCCGTAGGGTCAATCAACATTCCAGTTATTTGAATCTTTGGAAGCAGGGCTTCTTTATACCGTTCAAACCAATCAGGCTTGAACTTCATCGTCCCCATTTTCAGGGGGTTATTCTCGTACTGACCAGGAAAACGGTCTCTCTGTTCCTTCTGGATTTCCTTTAACTTCTCTTCTGGAAAAAGAACAGGAAATGTTGAGCCCGTCTCGCTTACTGGGTCTTCCCAACAGAGATACTGAAGGAGATGATATTTTCCATTGTGCCATTCAAACGATGGCTTTGTCAAGAGGTCTTCAAATTTCTCCTTGGGTATTTCAAGGAAATTTTCGATGATATGACCATAAACATCATCAAATCCCCATCTAGTACCTATGTCTATCTCGATACCCTTAGGATGCAACAGAGACTTTGCTAATCCCCACCAGTCAATGACTTTTCTTATCTGGTCTTTAGTGGCACTATTCTCCCTGTTCTGTAAATCGTCATTGAGGAGAATCATGAAATGTCGGGAAGTCAAATCCTTTTCTGCCGACCCAGTATCTATCCTATTCCCTCCAACATTAATTCCCTCTAACTTCCATCGCTCCGCATTTCTCTCTGGGTCTTCGGGAATCCACTTATGAAAAAGACCCCTCATCTGCTCATTGTACTGGAGATTGTATTTAATTCTTCCCAGGAACTCCTGAGCATTTCCCAGGGTAGCATTTGTGATGACCCTGTGGTCTTTCCTACCCTCTATGAGATTCTTCAACATCTGCTGAAGATTCCATCCAGCCGTAATGATATAACTCTTGAGCCAATGTCGGGGCATCAATATCAGAAGAAGTTGCCCTGCATAGGCGTATTTTTCGACAAACCTACAGAGCCTCCTGTGAGTTGGCTCGTATAAGTCCTTTAACCCTGGTGTTGGGTCTTCAAGTATCTGAAGGACACATCGACAAAAGAAATATAGGTCATTAAGACTGTTCTCAATCCACCAGTCTGGATTTCTGAGATGTGTAATTATCTCCATTTATTCAATAAGTTTTTCTAATTGCTTATTTAAGTTATCTATCCGTTTCTGAATCTTTGCTTTCTTTTTCTCGTCCTTCGTGTTCGCTTTCTTGTCTTCCCAATTCCCTATCTTTATCTTCAGGTTCGCTATCTTTCCCGCTTCCTTTAAGTCTTTTGAGGGCTTCTTGGACTTCTTCTTTGGGGTTGAAACCTTTTTCTTTGGTTTTTCCTTCTCTGGTTCCATTACTTCTTCCTCTCCCTCTATCTCCGCAAAGCTCTTGTCCAATTTCTTCAGGCTTTCCTTCGCCTTCTTCAGGGCTTCCTGCCAGTCCACTGGTTTCTTTTTCTTCTTTTCTTTCTTCTCTTCCTCTGTCTCTTGTTGAAACATCTTCGCCCTCCCTTATGGGTTCATGTTGAAGTTCCCCCATGATAACGGGAATTTCATTCTCTTCTATCTTGCCAGCATCGGCAAGTCCTTTAAGCATATCTTCTGAAACAGTCAGATGAATAATACGCTTTTCTTCAATGCTTTTCTCAGGAGCCTTATCGCCTCGTATGCCAATAATTGTCTCTGAGTATTTATGCCTAGTAAAATAATCAGGCGATTTCTCCTGAATTAAAAGTCCAGTCGAAGCACTCATCTTTGCGGGATATTCAGCATCCATACCTTCCTTAAGGCCAAAGAGCATGGTCATAATTTATGCCTACTCTCCTGGCGGCTTCCTTGACGTTACCGTTGCAGAGAATATAATACTTGATGAGCCTTTTCTGCTTCAAGGTCATCGGAGTCTTTTTAGATAGAGGTTCGGCTGGCATCTTGATATGCTTTTAAAATTTTCTTTAGTTCTGGGGCTTTATTCTTCAGATAACTAACACCAAGGGTATTACACTCTGCTTTCGTAAGCCCCCTCGTTCCTATCCTGATAGCATCCTTCAAGTTAGGAAAATAGTTATCAGCCCATCCAAAAGCATAGGCTGAAGCTGAAAAGAAATCTACCCCATTTCCAGTCTGATGGAGATTGGCAGTTAAGTAATCCTTATCCAAATCATAACGTAGTATCTGATACAACTGCTCGGGAGAAGGTCGTCCAAATTTGCTTCCGCCCAGTTCAACTAAGCCCTCGGCTTCACCGTTCTCGTCTCCACCATCTCCGCAACCATACATCATTCCTGCATCGTACAGGTCTCGCCTTTCCTTTGAGCGGTGCC